AAGTGGCTGGCGATTGATTCGGTGGATTGGCTGGAGGCCATCATCCACGCACAGGTGGCAGCAGACGCAGGCAAAAAGTCGATTGCCGATATCGGCTATGGTGCGGGATACAAGTCCGCCGTGGTGTATTGGGATAAGCTGCTGACGGGTCTGGATTGGCTGCGGAAAGAAAAGGGGATTGGTATCATCCTGCTGGCACATTGCGCCATCAAAAAACACCAGGATCCGACAGCGGAAAGCTACGACCGATACCAGCCCGCGTTGCATGACACGGCATCGGCATTGTTGCAGGAGTGGTGCGATGAAGTCCTGTTTGCGTCCTATAGGGTTTTCACAAAAAAGGAAGATCAGGGATTCAACCGGGATCGCGTGATTGCGTCAGGCAACGGCGAGCGGTTTGTGAGGTGTGTTGAGACTCCGACAGCACTGGCAAAAAACAGGCTGGCCATGCTGGAGGAGATTGAGTTTAACTGGGCTGCGTATGCTCAGTATGTTTCTGGTGTGTCTTCAGATGCGAAAGGTTGATTGAGATGGCGAGTTTGCATGACATTGACATGAACAACGTCGAAGCGGAAGCCCCTCGGGTGGCACTGCCAGCCGGTGAGTATCAGGCCGTTATCACGGAAAGCGACTACAAGACACCAAAGTCCGGCGGTGCTCCATATCTGGAGTTGACGTTGTCCGTTGTTGACCCGGCATACAAGGGCCGGAAGCTGTGGGACCGATTGAACCTGAAGCACACGAAACCGGAAGTCGTGGCAATGGCAAAGCAGCGGCTGAAGGCTATTCAGGACGCCATCGGACTGACAAAGGTGAGTGACTCGGTTCAGATGCACAACAGGCAGTTGACCGTGGTTGTGGCCGAAACCGAGTACAACGGCAAGCCGTCAAACGAGGTCAAAGGCTATGCCGTCAAACGCAGCAGCGGGCAGCCGATGACACAGACGAGCTATCCAGCCCCCACTGCGGGACAGATGGCGAATCCGTTTGGTTGATGGTGTGTGTGTGGGTGGTATGCAGTCCCGGCAGCGGAAACGCTGCCGGGATTTCTGGCGGGGGAGATGCGAGCGATGGAGGCAAGGTGGTATCAGTCAGAGGCAAACGCGGCGGCGTGGCAATACATTGGCAGCGGTCAGGGCAATCCGCTGATCGTCCTGCCGACTGGAGCAGGGAAGTCCATTGTGATCGCACTGCTGATCCGGCAGGCCGTCGAGTGGGGGCAACGGGTGCTGGTGTTGGCGCATCGGAAGGAGTTACTACAGCAGAACGCGGAGAAGATTGAGCGGCTGACGGGGCTGCAGGTTGGTTTGAATTCCGCAGGGTTGAAACAGCGGGACATTGACAGCGCGGTGATCTGCTGCGGGATTCAGAGCGTTTACAGGGACGCAGCCGATTTCGGCAAACGCGGGCTGGTGGTGATTGATGAAGCACACTTGATTTCCGACGATTCTGGCAGCATGTACGGGCAGTTTCTGGCAGAACTGCGGAAGCTGAATTCTCGGATGTTTTGCGTGGGGTTGACGGCGACACCGTACAGAACAAACGAGGGCAGTCTGTGCGGTGATGGTCGGCTGTTCTCCGGGATCTGCTATGAGGCGAAAACGGGGACGCTGATTGATGGTGGATATCTCAGCAGGCTGACGAACAATCCGGCAGACTCGCAAGCGGATCTGAAGGGCGTGGCGGTCCGTGGTGGTGAGTTTGTGGCGGCTGAGATGGAGCGAGCATTCAGCGGCGATGACATCATTCACGCTGCCTGCTGTGAGCTGACGATTGCCTGTGAAGGCCGCAGCAGTGTGCTGGTGTTCTGCGCCGGTGTGAGTCACGCGGAACAGGTGGCAGCAGCCCTGCGGGATCTGACGGGGCAAGACGTGGGACTGGTCACAGGCGAAACCCCCGCAATGGAGCGGCAGCGAGTGCTGACGGATTTCCGAGCTGGTCATCTGCGATGGTGCGTGAATGTGGACGTCCTGACAACAGGATTTGACGCGCCACGAATTGACGCGGTGGCAGTCCTGCGGGCGACCATGTCCCCCGGCCTGTTTGCGCAAATTGTTGGGCGTGGGCTACGGATGGCAGACGGGAAAACGGATTGTCTCATCTTGGATTTTGGTGGCAATCTGCAGCGGCACGGGGCACTGGATTCTGACGATTACGGCGTGAGCAAACCACGGAACGCGGACGGATCAGAGGCACCCTCGAAGGTCTGTCCGAAGTGCCGTGCAGAGTGTGCGCTGTCTGCAGTCCGGTGTGCGGAATGCGGGCACATATTCACGAGGGAGATGGACAGGGAGCCAAGACACAGCAGCGAGATGGACACGAAATCGGCGATTGTCGGCGAGCTGCCCCCGCAGTGGTACGACGTGGAGCGGATGGACTGGCACCTGCACCAGAAACGCGGGGCCGTAGAAAAGCCTCCGACGTTGTGCGTGAGTTATCAGGTGAGTGATGAGACCATGCCACCCGGAAATCTGGCGTGGATCGTAGTGCGGGAATGGGTGTGCTTCGAGCACAGCGGGTTTGCATTTGAGAAGGCTTTCCGATGGTGGCAGGACCGCAGCCAGTTCCCGGTGCCGGGGACAGTAGCAGAGGCCGTGGTGGCATTGAATCGGGGAGCCTGCCGGAAGCCGTCACGATTGTTGGTCAAAAAGGATGGTCAGTTTGACCGGATCGTCAAGGTTGAGTTTGCTGAGGAAAAGCCGACGCGCGTGGCTGAGTTGGTCACGCCGGTGAATGATTGGGGTGATGAGGTACCATTCTGAAGGAGATGCGAGTGATGAGTGATGAAACGACAACCAGCGAGCAACTGGCGGAGATTGAGGGACAGGCCACGGAATTCACACCACCCGAGGGCTGGCGGTTGCTGGAAGTTGGTGAGACGCTGACTCTCGGTGATGAAATCGTACAGTCAGACGACGGACGCAGGTATCCGACAGAGCGAGTGGGTAGCATTGTCGGCGCAAATCAGCGATACATCCGGCGGATTGAGCGGCCAGAGCCGATACAGGTCTGTGAGGGCCGGTGGGAGACTCGTGACGGAAAGATCCGCAACGTGACACCCACGCCAGAGGATTTTGAGGTCGACCTATATCCGTGGTGGGATGCTCAATATCGTCAGACGTGGCGTGCAAACGGACAGCATCACCACAGTGGAGAAAGTATGCTGGATCTGGTAACGTATCTCGGGTCGATTGAGGAGGCCAAAACACAGGAGCTGCCGGCCAAAACACAGGAGCTGCCGGCAGACACAGCCGACGAACTACGCAGCGAGGTTTCCTATGTCCAGAATCTGCTGGGCGAATCACGGCGACGAGTCACCCACCTGGAATCGTTGGTGGCCAACCTGCGGACGATTAACGCTGCACAGGAGAAAGCGGTCGATGCTGCAGGCAAGGAGAACACCGCACTGCAGAGAGAACTGGCAGTAGCCAAGGAAGAATTGACAATTGCGGCAGCCGTTTCTCAGCAACTGCAAATCGAACTGGACGCCGCGCAGCAGGTGCCCGCAGACCTGCCAGAGCTGCGGCAGTTGCGATTGCGTCTGGCCGACATGACACTGGACCGCGATCAGTACAAAGACGCTTGGAACCAAATCTTTACGGACCAGACAACCATCAGAGAGACCACAGCAGCGGAGACCGTGGAGGCCATTATTGAGTGGCTGCAGCATTTCCGAGGTTGCAACAGTCCGGCACTGGCACTGCTGCTGCTGGAGGCACTGCCCCACATTATGCGTAGTCTCACGGGGCTGGAACAAGATTGACGACGGGCACAGGCTGCCCCATAATGTGACGACCGCGCAGCCGAGATGCGAACGGGTGCGCGGTACAAAGACAATGCCCCAATCCAGCCCGACAGGCTGGCCTCGCCCGCACGTTCTGCCGTTTCGCATCCGGCAGGGCGTGCGGTTTTTCTTTGGGCGCAAACAATGGATTACAGCAGAGTACCGGCGGAACTGACAGCCCTGCGACGATGGATGTTGTGGGAGGATCGGCGCGGGAACAAAGTCCCGATCCAATGCACAGGCAGCCTGGCGAAGTCCAATGACCCGGACACCTGGAACGACTTTGCAGCGGTGGACGGCAGGCCGAAAATCGCCACCGTGGTTGAGGCACCCTACACGGGCGTTGACTTGGACAACTGCCTGGATGAGTCCGGAAATCTGCGCGTGTGGGCACTGCCAATCGTCGCCAGGTTGATCGGCTGCAGCTATGCCGAGGTGTCACCCAGTGGCAGGGGAATCAAATTCCTGACACGGGCACGGAAACCCGAGGGCAGCACCTGCCAGCACAAATTTGGGGGCGAAAAAGAGCAGGTTGAATGTTACGACCACGGCAGATTCTGGACGGTGACAGGCGAGGTGTACGGGGACTGTGAGACCATCGGGGACGGCCAACAGGCGATAGATTGGCTGTGCGGGGAGTATTTGACGTCGAAACAGCCGGAGGCCGCTAAACGCGGTCCTGTGCGTTCTGGCGTGGTGTCTGATGACGGGTTGCTGAAGCGGGCGACAGCCTACGCAGCCGAGGTACCGGGAGTGCTGGAGGGTGGCCGACAGGCGGCGGCGTTTTCTTTGTCCGGACATCTGCACGCTATGACGGACCACGACGGCAGGCGATTGACGCCAGACCAGATTGCGGATCTGGTGGCGGAGTGGAACAGCCGGAACCTGCCCCCGCTGGAGCAGGTCGAGCTGGAGCGGGCGGTAGTGAATGGTGGCAGCAAGGGGACACCACGGGCGGACAAATTGCCACCCGAGATTCCGCAGGTGGATGTGGATCTGTCATTTCTGGACAAACCGAGGCCGGCGGCGGTCAAGCCTGCTGCAGGGCCTGACCACAAATTGCCGTCCGAGTTGTTGCAGATTCCGGGGCTGATTGGCGACGTCATGGCGTACAACCTACGGACGGCACACTACCCGCTGCCAGAGTTGGCACTGGCCGGAGCGATTGCTCTGATGAGCGTGTTGACCGGCGGGAAGGTCGTGGACAAGGGCAGGACCCGCACGAATCTTTTCGTGCTGGGGCTGGCACCGTCAGGAGGGGGAAAGGACCATTCCCGCAAACTGAATCGACTGATCCTGCGGGCAGCCGGGCACGGGGAAACCGTGGGGCCGGAGCGAATCGGCAGTCATGCCGGGATCATTGCCACGATGGCGGAACAATGGCTGACCCTGTTTCAGTTGGATGAGATCAGCCATTTGGTGATGGCCATGCAGGACCGGGGCAGCCCGCATTTGGTGCAGATTTCCGCAGTATTGATGCAACTGTTTTCAAGTGCTGATGGGGAGTGGATTGCAGATGCGTATGGGGACCGCAGCAAAATCAAGAGGCTGCAGTATCCGCACGCGGTGCTGTACGGCACCGCAGTCCCGGAGGGGTTCTGGGAGTCGTTGACGGAAGACAACCTGAAGGGCGGATTGATTGGCCGGTGCCTGGTGTTCGAAAGCCCGAGATACGTGGATTATCAGGAGCCGTCAGAGGATGAGATTCCTCAATCCATCATTGACCGGGCGCGGTGGTGGTTGGATCTGCAGACCGGAACGGGCAATTTGGCGGACGTGGTGCCGGGGGCACACCCTCGCAAAGTCGATCGGGATGAGCAGGCACAGCAGCGACTGCACCAACACACACTGGACATCAGCAAGCGGCGGATGACGGAAGACCCGACGCGGTCGGCGATATGGTCGAGGGCAGCGGAAAAGACGCACAAACTGGCCTTGCTGTTTGCCTGCAGTCGGTGCAACGGGGAGTGCTGGCCGACAATCAGACTGGAGGATGCAGACCGGGCCATCCGTCTGAACAACTGGCTGACACGCAGGATGTTGCTGGCCGCTGACAGGCACGTTTCCGGAAGTGAGTTTGGCCGATTGGTCAACCAGATGCGAGCGTTGCTGATTGAGAGGCCTGGGGAGCCGTGGACACTAACACAGATTTGCAGGAGAACACGCAAACTCACACCACGGCAGCGGCAGGACGTTTTGCAGACGCTGATTCAGTCGGGCGACGTGGTGCAGGAGTCTGTCGAGGTCAACAGCAGGACGGTGGTGCACTACAGGAGCACCGAACAAACGGACGGAAATTGACGCGGAAACGGCGTGGAAATTCCCGGAATGCTGTTATGTTCACCTGAACAGTATTCCGCAGTTTGCACGCACAATTCCACACGGTCAGGGAATTGCCGAAGTGGTTGTGAGATATAGAGTTAAGTATATAAAAGAAGAAGAATTCCCCTATTCCCTATACCCACCCTGATTTCACCCAGTTTGGCCTGATTTGGCCTGTTTTTCTCTTTACGTGCGTGCGAGCGGAACTGAGGGCGACGAATGACACGACGAACGATCGACGAGACCGGCAAGGACATCAGCGAGCCACAGGGGCAGCCGGATCTGATCCAGCCGGGTTGGTATTGGACCGGGCTGTTGTGTGTGTGGGTTGTGGGGCCGTCGCAGCGAGGGCAGTGGGTGCATTACCAGACGGCAAAAGAGTGCAGATGGGCAGCATCACGAAAGACGATCCACTGGCGGCGAGTGCATGAGGCCGTGCAGGAGTCAGGGCGGGGGTTTGGATGGAGGCCGGACCGAAGTGATTGACAATCTCAGATTCTGCGCCCACAATGACACGCAACGGAGGACGGCAGGACGCCAACACATTACAGGGCCAGGACGGCCGCGCGGCTGCCGCGACACCTCCGGTCGGCACCATCGGCAGCCGCGATTCTTTGTCCTGTGGTGGGATTACGGAGGGCGTTATGGGTAAGGCGGTGCAGAAGCTCCAGGCATTGGTGGCGGCTGATTGCGGTGGGTTGACCGGCACGAACGAGGACGGCAAGACCGTTTCATTCGACCCGATTGCATTCGGGACCGTTTTTCAGCTTGTGTGGCCGATGTTCGAGTCGTGGTTGAAGCGATGTCGCGAGCGACGGCAGCAGCAGGACCAGACCCCGCAGCAGCATCTGGCAGGCATCGTGGCGAATCCTGCAGAGCGGAACAAGGCCATTCAGGGCATGCAGACACGCATCCTGAAAGTCTGCGCGGACGGCAGAAAGGCCGAACGCAAGCGGGCGCAGAAAACCGGCATTCCGGCGGACATCGGGCGGTTCTCGCTCGACTATGATTCCGCGTGGCGTATGGCCGACAAGACTCTGACAAAAGCAGCTACAATGCCAGCCAAGGACGCGGCTGCATTGTGTGCTGAATGCGGTGTGACATGAGGGCTATCCTGCTGCTGCTGACAATGCTGCAGGACGGTAGCGCGATCGAGTTTCCGGAGCCTCCTGCGCCTTCGCCGGTCATTCAGGACGACACGCAGCCACAGCCGAGCGTGGACACGTTCGCCACTGACCAGCTATACCTGATCCAGAGCGATATCGCACTGGTGATTCTCGCGAGTCCTGCAGGAGTTCTGCAGGTCACTCCTGCAAAACAGGGAGCGGTCATTTTCTCACGGTTTGCCGGCGGCAAGGGACTGGAGGAAAAGACGGTCACCCGCGCAAATGGGTACGTTGTCAGGGGCTTGGCTGCAGGCACTGCGGAGCTGCTGATTCTGCCTGCGGGTTCTGCGGATCTGACGGACCTGCGACGCAGAATCCTCAACGTCACGGCAGCCGAGACAACACCACCGGACGGCAGGCCACAGCCTCCGGCGGATGATGTTGCAGCGGCGTTCCGGGCCTATGAAAAATCGTGGCGAGCCGCGCAGGGCGAACTGGCCGACCGTTTGGAGTCGGGAGAAATCACGAGCGAAAAGGCGGCTGCTGATTGGTTCAGCGTGGCGGGGCAGGAGGCGAGGAAGCAGGCGTTTTTGCCGCTGCTTCGGGCTGAGTCGGTAGTCTTTGGCGGCGAGGGGTGGACAGCAGAAAAACACGCCAGATACGTGAGGAGGTACGCAGATGGTCAGCGTGGCAAATCTGCACAGGCCCAGTGATGCGGAGCGTGAGGCGGTCAGTCGTCGAGTTGGGGCGACGTTCGGGGCGAGCAATTTTCCGGGCTACTTGGACGTGTTGCGCGATCCCGCAAACAGCCCACTAACG